ATCCTGGAGGATACTCCGCCCCATGTTTATTTTGCTCTTTGCACCACCGATCCGCAGAAGCTGAAAGCTACCCTCCGGGGACGATGCCAGCAGTTTGAGGTAAAACCTCTCTCTGATAAAGAAATGACCCGGCTGCTGATAAAAATAAGCAAGGCCGAAAAGCAACCGCCCCAAAAGAAAGTAATTCTCCAAATTGTTCAAGATAGCCAAGGGCACCCCCGACAGGCTCTGCAAATCCTGGATCAGACTTTCCGGGTAGACCCAAAACGGAGGTTAAAGATAGCCCGGCAGACGGCGGTTCAGCAAAATCAGTCCATTGAACTTTGCCGGGCCCTGATTGGAAATCAACCGTGGTCTAAAGTCCGGGGGATTTTGAAAGGTTTAAAGGATGAAGACCCGGAGTCGATTCGCCGTCACGTCCTGGGCTATGCCCAATCAGTAGTACTGAATGGGGATAATGAAATTGCGGGGGCGGTAATGGAGGAGTTTTTGCACCCCACATATGATGCTGGATTTGCCCAGTTGGTTTATGCCAGCTATGTAGTGAGCAAAGGGTAATTATTAACAGATTTGTATAATAAAATAAACCTAATAACATAATCAGAAAATAATGGAAAATTTTACGCATAAAGAATGTGATGTATTAATTCAAGCATTAGAAGAATGGGAGAAGGTAGATGATATGGGTGGTATGTTAATGAGGGCTTTATTTTCATCTATGGTAGGTGATGATGAGGAAGCAAAGGCAGAATTCAAGAAAAAAGAACAGGAACGTAAATTTGAGCAAGAACAAAAGCGAAGAGAACGGAAAAAGATCTCCGCCCGTCTCAAAGCCCGATTATATGAAATTCAGGATCAGGTTATGGATAATGAAATCAATGAGGTAGTAAATTCTGGTAAATAATATGGATATAAAAGAAGTCAGAGAAAAGATTGAGGATCTTGAATATCTAATTACAGATAAGATTGAGGAACTGGAAAAAGAAACTGGTGTAATTGTATCTGATATAGATATTCAAAGACTAAATACCAGCACCGTAGCGGATGATCGAATTACATATCTTTTAAATAAGGTTAAAATAAATACTCAAATCTAATGTACACAAAAACAATCATTGAAAATGAAAAGGAACTTTTTAAAGCCTTGGAAAAAATAAAAGCGGAAGGAGATACCTTTCCAAGTATTCAAGAAATTGAAATGACCATAGATAGTGGTGGGATTTGGATAAATTGCCCGGATGATAAGTTTGATATAAGTAAGGTAAATTCATTTATATTTTTACAACTGGTTTTAAAACAACATAATATTAATCTAACAATCACAGGCCCAGCAGAATGAAAGAACTAAATTACGAAAAAGATGTGAGTATTGATGATAGTTCCCTGGACGTGGAGTGGTTAGCTCAGGCCAGGCTTACGTTCAAGTATTGTCAGCTTGAAGCCGATGCCCGGAAAGCCATGGATGATACCAAATCCCAGTTGGATATTGTGGAGGCCGAGTTGGATAAAGAGATTCGGAATAACCCCGAGGCTTTTGATCTTCCAAAAATTACCGAAAGTGCTATTAAATCCGCTATTTTGGTAAATGAAAATTATATCAACGCCAAAGATGAATACGCTCAAGCCCAGTATGAGCTAAATATGGCTCAGGCGGCCGTCCGATCTATCTATGCGAAAAAAGATGCGTTGGAAAACCTGGTTCGCCTACATGGTCAACAATACTTTGCCGGGCCTTCTGTTCCCCGTGATTTGTCTAAGGAATGGGAGTCCAAGCAGAAACAAACATCGGCCAATAAGAAGGTAAAAATTAAACGCCGGAAGTAGATGAACCTCCTATTAATAACTCTTTTAATCCTTGTCGGCATTCTACTGATTCCCTTTGTGGCGTACCTATGGGGACGGTCTCAAGCGGCCGGATGGATAGAGGCTTTTAAAAATTCAAACCTTACACTAAATAAACCAAACAATGGCAAAACGAAGAAAAAAGACCAAGACACGGAAATTTAATAAACCCAACTGGGGAACTGCTGTTCAGCGNGANGCTGAGAGNCAGAAACAGGCATCCAGCAGTTACGGGTTTCTCAGACTCCCAAAGGGTGTTCCTATATTTAACGTCGATGGGGGGAGTCGTGTGAAGCTCGACATCATGCCCTATGTGGTGCAGATGGAAAACCATCCCGACCGTTACGACGATGAAGGAATAGCCGCCCCCGGCGAGCTGTGGTATAAACTTCCCTTTAAGATCCACCGAAATATAGGGGTGGACAATGATGCGGTGGTATGCCCTCGTAGTTTTGGAAAACCCTGCCCGATTTGTGAGTACCGGGAGAAGCGTCTCAAAGAAGGTGCAAACTGGAAAGATGATGAGATTAAGGAGATCAAAGCCAGCCAGCGGAATCTCTATGTGGTTACCCCACGAGGATCTAAGGAGCATGAGGAGATCCCGCATATTTGGGAAATGAGCCAATTTCTTTTCCAGAACCTGCTGAATCAAGAACTGGAGGAGGATGAGGCTAATGCTGTTTTTCCTGATCTGGAAGATGGAAAAACCCTTCGCATTCGATTTGATAAACAGCAACTGGGTAAGAACTCTTTTGCCGAAGCCAGCAGAATTGACTTCTATGACCGCAAAGAGGCGTATGATGAAAGTATCTTGGATGATATTCCTTGCCTTGATGAATGTCTGGAAGTGCTTTCCTACAAAGAACTCGAAGCCAAGTTTCTGGAAATAGATCCTGAGGATATTGCGGACGAAGATGAGGATATCATTGAGGATGATTGGGAGGAAGATGAAGATGAAGAGCCTGTCCCAAAACGCCGAAAGAAAACGACCAAGAAAAAGCCCGACCCGGAGCCTGAAGAGGATGAGGAGTTTGAGGATGAGGAGTTCGAGGACGAAGATCAGTGGGAAGAGGAGGACGACCTTGAGGAGGAATTCGAGGATGATGAATTTCTGGAAGATGAAGAATTCGACGAACTCGAAGATGAGTTTGATGAGGACTGGGAGGATGAGGAGTTTGAAGAACCTGAACCAGAACCAGAACCGGAACCCTCAAAAAAGAAGAAAAAGAAAACTGTAAAACGGAAGGTAAAACGGAGAAAAAAATAAATGGAAGATATCAAAATAGTTCCAAGAAGTGATATGGAGAAAGAAACAGAAACCAAAAGGCATGTCGGGGTGGAAGTCCCCGATAGTCTTTATCAACTTATAGCCTTGTCTGCCCTTTCTTTGGATACCTCTGTGAGTCAGATTATCCGGAATGCCTTACGTAGATGGATGGAGGAAAATAAACTATCTGAGGAAAGTCTAATTGAGGAACTTATCTCCTTATATCAAGATCAATGGGATAAAAGGAAGATGAGTTTATCGAAGGATGAAACAGACAAGGATTGGACTTTGTTTCTTGGGTATTGCCGGACATGCATGAATCAAAAAAATGTGGATAAGGATATTTTAAATCAAGTTATTAAGAAGATTCAAAGATGAAAGCATTCCCACACATAGAAATAAAACACACGGAACCACCTGGAACGACAAAAAAGATATATCATCGTGGTTTAGATTTACGGGACTACTTTGCCGCTAAGGCTATGCAGGCGCTTCTAACTAAACAGGCGTTCTTTGATCATAAAAAAACAGGAACAGCTGTTTCAGCATATATCGTAGCAGACGCAATGATGGGGGCTCGAAATGAAACGAACCGGTAAGAAAAAGAAATCCCTCTCAGCCCTCCCCGGTCAGATGAAGAAAAAAGCGGCCAAAAAATCCGAGGCTAAAAAGAAGTATGATGGTAATGATGAAACCATGATCTCAACTGGTAGCACCCTGCTGGATTTGGCTATATCTGGAGGTCGGAAACGAGGTGGGGGTATTCCCGGAGGGATTTTTGTTGAAATCTTTGGGCCAAGCAGTAGTGGAAAAACAGTTCTTCTATGTGAAATTGCTGGGGCTGTTCAGCGGCAAGGTGGGGAGGTTATGTTTAAAGATCCCGAAGCCCGGCTCAATAAAACCTTTGCCCAAATCTTTGACCTGGATGTGGATGAAATTGATTTAAGCCATCCCAATACCGTTCCGGAGGTATTTGCTCCAATTCGGGAATGGGAACCCAAGGATCAAAAGGTTATAAACGGAGTCTTTGCCGATTCCCTGGCCGCTCTCTCCACAGATATGGAAATGGAGGACAAGGATAAATATGGAATGCGCCGGGCGAAGGAATTTTCTGAGGAGCTTCGAAAAACCTGCCGGGTATTAACGGAGCGGAATATGCTTCTGGTCGCCAGTAATCAGATCCGTACCAATGTAGATGCCTCTGCATTTGGGCGCCAGACCTCCGCCCCCGGTGGGAAAGCCCTGGAGTTTTATGCCTCCCTCCGACTTCGGTTGGTGTATTCCAAAAANATTAAGAAAAAGAAAAGTATCCAGGGCAAGGCGGTTGAAAAAGTCATTGGCATTGAAACCGAGATTGAGGTGGATAAGTCTTCTGTATGGGAACCCTACCACTCTGCCCCCTTAACCATTCTCTTTGATTACGGGATTGATGATATCCGGGATTGCCTTCAGTTTATCAAAAACTATTCCAAAGAATCTGTCTATACCTTGGGTGGAGAGAAGTTGGATAAGAGTATGGATAAAAGTATAGCCCTGGTGGAAGAAGGTGGAACGAAGATGATTCAGGAACTTAAAAACGAGGTCATTGATTTGTGGGAAGAGATTCAGGATAAATTCAAAACCGTTCGAAAACCAAAGGTGAGATAAATGGATAAATCCTATAATGATCCACGTACTGCAAAAGAGCTGGAACAAGAAATCAAGTCAAATCAGGAAATGCTGACTTTGCCTTTAAAGGAAGATGAGCGTGAGTATTATCAGAGCCAAATTAAAAAATTAAAACGACAAATAAATCAAATACATGAAAATACTAACTAACGATCCATCCATAACGGCCTGGGGATGGGCAGTGTTGGAGTTTATAAACGGGGTTCCAAAAATTATTGATAGTGGGTGTATTAAAACCGCTTCTGAATCCAAAGCCCGTAGAACCCGTAAATCGGATGATCGGGTACGGAGGTTAGAGGAAATCAGCCGGGAACTCCAAAATCTGCACCTCAAACACCAACTGGATTGGGTACTATCGGAACTTCCGCATGGCTCCCAAAATGCTTCTGCGGCTGTAATGATCGGAGCGGTAGCGGGGTTGGTAAGTTGTTACGCTGTCGTTAACGAACTACCCATTGAATGGTACTCGGAAGGAGATGCCAAAAAACATCTGCTTGGAAAACGGAGTGCTACCAAAAAAGAAACACAAAATTGTATAATAAAACAGTATGGAAAAGCCTGGGTGACGGGTACAAAATATAAGGACGAGGCTATTGCCGATGCCCTTGCAGTTTTTCATATTGCCAAAGATAATAGCCCAGCTCTTAAACATAGCTATAACCTAAGCCGAACCAGATGAAACGCTCTAAATCTCCAAAACGCTCTAAATTATCCCCTGAAATTGTTAACGAAAAGAAACGCATTGAAGAAATTATAAAACGAATCAGCTCTGAATGGATGGCCGAGGAACGGGAAACCAGCATCCTTTTTGAACACCACGAAAAACGGGTACATCTGGAAACCAGCTATCCATCCACGGCCCGTCGATGGTTTAAGAACCTTTGGGGTGATCCGGCTGTAAAATTTGATACCAAAGCTGATAGTCTCAAAATATCAGTGCCGTGGGAATATTGCCGGAAACCGGATTTAATTGTGAAAGCAAAATACAGGGAGTTTGGGGGATGATTAAAGGTATCCAAATTTCTAATTTTCAATCCCATCAGGAAACTGAATTAGAATTCAGTCCTGGCGTAAATATAGTGATTGGCCAATCCGATAGTGGTAAGACAGCCGTACTCCGGGCTCTCCAATGGACTGTGAATAACCGACCACTGGGGGATGCTTTCCGAAGCCATTGGGGTGGTGATACTGTAGTCACCTTAGAAACATCGGATTGTCGAGTAGATAGATTCAAAGGAAAACACGATCATTACTTATTAGAATTCCCCGATCAAAATATAACTGCACTTGAATTCAAAGCCTTTGGTACTGAACCCCCGGAGGAAATAGTTCAGGCCCTGGGTCTTTCAGATATTAATATCCAGAACCAACACGATAACGCTTTTCTGATTTCCAATAATCCAGGAGAGGTGGCCCGGCATTTCAACAAAGTTGCTAATATTGATAAAATAGATAGTTCCCTGAAAGCGGTTGAAAGTTGGGTTCGAAAAATCCGACAAGATGTTCAGGCCTCTGAGAATGAGATCGAAAGATACCAAGAAGAGTTAAAGGGATTTGAATACCTGGATAAAATGGAAGCCGATATCGAGGTTCTGGAATCCCTGGATTCACAGAAGGAAAAACTGGGTTCCCAAATCCAAAAACTCTCCAACCTGGTTTCTGAAATAGAACAAGTGGAGGAACGGATTCAAACAGCCTCCATTCTATTGCCCGCTGAGCAGGATGTAAATAAAATTCTGACCTTCTATGAAACAAAGAAACAAAAAGTCCAGCAGTACAAGGAANTCAAAGAATTGGCGGTGGATATNTACGAAACCCAAGAACAGATCAAAGGATATCAGGAACTAATTCAAGACGAAGGGCAAATAAATTTGGTTTTAGATTTGTATAATAAAGCAGAAGAAAAACAGAAGCAGAGCAGTTCCTTAGAAACTTTATACAA